GATTTACGAGGCCCCAATCGGCGCGAACATTCTTGAATGCGCCAACCCGCGCTTGGAAAATTGCCTCCGCAATCTTCTCTCTCATCTCCCGTGTGTCCGCTTCTGCCTGCGGCTGGAGGGCGAGCGCTTGGCGGATCGTGGGCCATGCATTGATGAGGGTGATTATAGCGTTCACCTGCCCGACCACGTTTGGCACATCGGTGCGTATGTCGTCCGCACTTTTTATGGGCGAGGCGGGCAACTCGTCTAGGAAGCCCGCTTCGCGTAAGGTTTGGTCAAGCGCTTCGACCAGCTCGTGTGTGCTAGTGGTCATTGAGTTTTCCTCAGTGTTTGGTTTGGCTCCGGTCGCGTTTTTGGCGAGCCGTCCCAATGCCATCCGTTCATGGTCAGCCAGAACACCTCCAGCGCGACCGACAGAGCGAGCGCAGATGAGTTTGCATCTCGTGGGTCATTGACCTGCTCGAAAGCCGTCCACGCTGATGCATTTGCTTTTGATCGTGTCTTGTCACTCATTCCTGCGCTCCTTGTGCCTGGAGAAGGGCGAGGATCTGGCGCGTCATGTCCTGGGCTTCGCTTTTCGATATGACGCCGCCGCCGCGAAAGTCGTAAATCAGATCAAAGATCGGTCTAAAGAGATCCAGCCCCCGCGATCCCGCTTCAGCAGATTGCAACTGTTTGGTGAGGGATGTCATTGGTCGAGTTCCTTTTTGAGGATCGCGATAAAGGCCTGCTTGATCATCCAATCCGGAACCGTGCGAAAACAAGCCCACTCGTATTGCGGATCATCCTCATCCAATGGCTTGACCCCGGCCCCAAGACGACCATCGGACGTGATTGAAAAAATTGGTGTGCGCCATTCGTCTTTGGTGAAATCACCCATCCGTCTTCTCTCCTATATTGAGGGCAGAGCGTCCGTGGTTGGCAATTTCTTCCATCTCGCCGAGAACGTAGGACGCCTCGTAAACTTCGGTTCCGTTGTCGAAAGTGTACTGCGGGCCGTTCCGATCGTAGCTGCTCTGAACGTTTTCAGCGATCGACTGAATCTTCCCCAAAGCCTCCGCCATACGGTCTCTCTCTGCCTTTAGTTGGGAGAGTTCTTCGCCAGATTTGTTGAGCGCCGACATAGCCGCTTGATAAGCCCGGTGCTGGGCGTCCACTTCTGCAATCAGTTCGAGGACTGCATCCGCAGCTTCATGCTGAATAGGTGGCGTTTGGAATGTGCGAACAAACTCATCTGGATTGTCTGGCTCATCGCCACCGCCAACAGCGCCAAGGCCATCGGTAATCGGGACACGAACCGTACCGCGTAAGCGCTCTGCCAGCTTCTTCAGCTCTTCCCAGTCTCGGGGCGTACCGTTACTCATGACTCTTCCCCCTCAATGCTTTCGGGTGTATCAAAGCGACCTTCTTCGCAGCCGTGCCAGTGTTCGGCGTAGATGCGGGCGATTAGGGTGGAATCGGTGTAAGCCCCGCTCTTTGCGGCGGCTTCCTCATGTGTGCCGTGGGGATAGCCGCGATAATAACCGCCGTGGCGATACACATTCCACCAGCGCTTACGCGCTACCAGGGTGCGGGGCTTCCAGTGGGTGAGATTGTAGAAATCGAAGTCTCGAAAACTGTTCAGGTTCGGTACTCCGCCCTTTGAAAACACATGGGGAAGGCGCCCACCCTCTATCCCGCGCGCTACAACGGGGTAGGCTGGAACGCGCTCATCAATGCAGACAATCCGCCATTCGCTGCCCTCGCCATCAACAGCAACCCGCCCAACGTCCTCAGGTGTTATCTTAAACTCTGTCATTAGAAGCCCTTTCTTTGCCCCAGCTCTAGTGCCAGAGCGGCGCACAGTCAAGGGGCTATTTCTTGATTTCCACTATCACGTTGCCGCCGTGGTTTACGTCCAGTTTGTCGCCGTATTTAGACGGAGCCATTTTGCCCAGCATCCACTTACGCGTTTCAATCCGAAGCCGTGAGCGCTGAATATGCTCCTGGTCAACAACCTCGCGCCCGTCTTCTCGCGTCATGAAGTCGTTTGTGCCGTCGTCAGCAATCTCTAGCATTTCCTCAAAATGATGCTCAGCCCGGTCTTCCCGCGCGCGTGTGTAGCGCTCCAATTTCTTGCCGTCTTCATCATCATTAAGCCAATTGTAGAAAGTAGCCTCCGAACAAGTGCCATCTTCTTTTGTGGCTTTAGCGACAGAGTAACCCTGCGCTACCAGGGAAAGAACTTTATCGATCGCTTGTTTAGGTACACGCTTATTAGCCATCTCACGCCCCTAGTTGAAAGAACAGAAAGAACGCGCCAAGCGTTCCGAAGCATCCCGCGCATAGTCCGAGCCAACAGCCCTCAGTAAACGCGCGCTTGCGTTCAGCCTTTAGAGCTTGTGCGCGAGCGTCGAGCATACGGGCGGGGTTACGATGCATCATGGTCATGCGGCACCTCTAGCACATTTTTGCCTATTCTTGCCATTGCGGCCTTGTGGTTTGGATCGGTCAGCGTCTTGTGCAGCTGTTTCCGCGCTTCCTTGCGTGGGTCTTTCGCAATTGCCTTCAAGTCGTTCAACGCCCTTTGCTTTGAGACATTGAAGCGCCTGCGCGATATGAACCATTTCGCCAATGCGTGAAGCCGCGTAATCATGGCTCACAAATTCGTTTAGTTCGAGCCTTTTGTAAATCATGCGGCGGTAGGATTCCTCCTTCTTTGCGGCCTCGATCAAGTCGTCAATTCTCACCGGAACCCCACCCATAGCAAATAGCCACCCAGCGCTGCCCATGCCCACGACCCCCAGGTCAAAACCCACACAATCCACGGATTAGGCCGCTTTGTGTCCATCATCTTTACCATGTGTAGCCCCTTCAAGCGCTAGAAAGTCGCGCCCTTTCTGTGTGATGAAATAAACGTTTTGATTGTAGGTTGTGCTAGCCTCTCGCTTGCCATCCACCTTGATCAGCCCCGCATTCTGTAGAACCCTCAGACGCCCGCAGGCGGTGGATTCCTTCATTCCGCTATAGCGGCACAGCTCGTCCCGTGTGAGCCCGCCTATCCGGTACTCGGCCAACTTTTTAAGCGCTTTCATGCCATTGCTTTTGGCCTTTGGGCGCCACCTGCGCGCAGCTTCTGCACTGGTCGCGCTCTTCTTCTGGTGTGGCACTGCGAATAGATCCGGCTGCAAGTGAGCCTCTGCGGCATCGCATAGGGCGCGCACCACATCTACTTGTACCTGCGCGAAGCAGGCCGAGCCGGTGGCATTACCAATTTGCTCCCGCAAGCGCTCAATCTCTTGTAACAAGTCCATCACTCTTCCCCCTTTGCGGCTTTGATCATTGCGTTCCATGTCTCTCGCACTTTCGCGTAGCGGGCACCTGTGCCCTGAAATGCGCCCGGAAGATTAGCCCCCGCCTCAACCATCGCCGCGCTCGGGTCTTCCAATGCGGAGAGGGCGGCTTTGGCCATTTGCAAATAAATGCTTTTCCATGGCTCGGTGACCTCATCCCAGTGCCACACCATTCGGTTTTCGTAGTTTGCATGAGCTGCCTGAATCGCCCGCGCCATTTTCTCAATCATGTCAGTCATGGCTAGCTACCAGCTTTTTCATAGCTTCAGCAATCCAGCGGTTCGCATCGATAACCGCAGCTTCAGCCTGTTTGATCATCTCTTCGTCACGCTCGACACGCACCCGGCGCATTCTCAGGGCCGCATTCGTTATGCGCGGATCAAAACACACGAAATCACACCACTTGCGCCCCGTGCTGGCCATTTGCCATTGCATTTGCCAAGGGTAGTTTTCGCCGAGCCCCGCAATGTCCCCGTCTAGCAGGAACTGAATATGATTGCGCGAGATTGGGCATTTGACCTCTAACAGGCCGTCATCACCTACCAAGCGGTCAGGGGACGCGCCGGACATGGGAATGGTTGGATGGTCGACGAAGTCGCTAAACGCGCACGTCACACCCTGCTCAAACTCATATTGCGCAACCGCATTTGCCTCCTGGTCGAGCCCCCATTGCATAGGCGCGCTAACATAATGCTCTGTTGCTTGCCCGGTCAGACGCTCGGTCAGCACCTCGTAAAGGTAAGTCTCGCCGGCTGCATACATGCTGCCGTCTTTCTTGCGGCGGGCAATGTCGCCAATCCGGCTTGCGGTTATCTTGCCGCGGCGCTTTGCAATCCAGGCGTCACGGTCTTGTGGGTTAGTCGCGGTCATGATGCCCCCTGCTTAGCTGCCAGTTGAGCAAGCGCGTTCTGCATCGCTTCAAAGCTTTCAACCGGGACATTCTCCAACTCGGTCGCAACGATTACGCCGGTTGAGCCCATCCACTGCAAGAAAGCCTCTTCCTTGCGATCGAGCTTCTTAAGCAAAGTCTGAATAGTCTTTACCTGATCCGGCTTAAGAGTGTCGCCAGAGAGCGGGGTTGCGCCGTCTGTGTCTTCGCCGCCAAGCTGTATGCCTGTTACGTTGCAGAACGTGTAACGCTTGCCGTAAGACATGGTAATGCCGCGCTGTTGCAAGGCGTTTGTGCCCTTCTGCTCAATCACCGGCAAAGGCAGCGTGTCGCTAATCGAGTAGCCCCCTTCATGCGCAAGGTGACAAGTTACGTGAATCTGACCGTCGATGGTCTCGTTTGACCAGCGATAGTT